TTGCGTTCATTGGTGGCACGGGCACCAATATGCCAACGGGCATCTTCGATCCTGCATCAACGACTGTCGGCGTACGTAGTGGTGCATCTTGCGCAAGCAACACCAACACCCGCGCACAGAAGGTGACTGCTGCAACTTCGTCTGCTAGCGTGATTCTCGACAACCTTACGCAGATGCGTTACAACACGCTCCCTGCGGCGTACTGGAATAGTCCTGGCTGCGCCTGGATCATCCCGCAAGACGTCTACGCTGCGATTGCCGCTACCACGGTCAACAACGTGCCGCTGTTTGTTCCGTCTGCCGATAAGGGCATCACGGGCGCTGCACCGTTCACGCTCATGGGCCTCCCGGTCTACGTCACGCAGTATGTGCCTGTGAACGTTGCAACCGCTGGCACGACCAAGACGGTGATGGCAGTGGTCGGAGACATTCGCGAGTCCTACGCGATTCGTCAGTGGGCAGGAATCGGCATGATCCGCGACGACATCACCCTGGCGACCACTGGCCAGGTGAAGTACACGGCGCTTGCCTTTGCCAACGCCAACGTGACCCGCGGCGATGCGCTCGTTCAGTTGCGCGTCTCCAACATCGCGTAATGATCCTCTCATCCTTCAGGTGGGTGGGGCTTCGGCCCCACCTACCTGCAGCGAGGAACTATGGCCCTAGATATCGCAAAGTTCCGCAGTTGGGCGCGAATTCCTCATACCGAGGATGACCCGGCTATTGGCATTGCATGGGCAGCGGCAGTACGGGAACTAGAGGAGCGCACCGGGTGGTGCGTGGAGAGTGTCACCAGAACGCAGTGGGTGCCTGCAGCGCCCTTGACGATCTACGGCGGTCTGTACCTCCGTTTAGAGCGCCAAGGCGACCTGGCGGGAACTACGGTCACCTACAGCGACAGCGCTACGGTGCCGCTCACCGGCAACCTAAACAGCGCCAAGATTCAAATCAACGGTTTGATCTACGTGGACATGGACATTGACAATGTCAGTCTGACCTACCCGGTCACGCTGACCGTAACGGCCAGCAACGCAGCGCTCAACCCGCTGCTTGAGATGGCGCTTCTCCAGCGCGTGGCGCACCATGTTGCAAGCCGCGGCGATGACACCATCGCGCTCGACTCGACCTACTGGGATCGGATTACCGGCATGATGGGCAAGGGGATCGGGTAATGGCTGGGCACGTCCCATCCGGAATGCTGAGGCTTTCGATGACGGTACAGAATCCCGTGAGAACCATCGACAGCGTCGGCCAGGCAGAAGTGTCATGGCTCAGTGTCGCGAACATCGCGTGCCACATTGATTCAGCTCGCACTAACGAAGTGGTAGACGACCTTGGCGTAAACGCCCGTTCCGATTGGCGCATCCTCGCCGCTTGGCATCCGGCAGTGACAAGCAACAGCCGACTGCTTTACCTGGACAACGGCACCGAACGCGTATTCAACATCCGCGCCTGTTGGGACAGGGATCAGAAGCGCCGACGCTTGGAGATCGAAGCGACGGAGGTCACCGAGTGAAAGCCACCCAGGTAACCCTGAAGACGCAATTCCGCGACGGCAACGTCCGCGCTGCGTTGGCTCGTCTTGGGCCCAAAGTCGCACAGAACGTAATTAAACGATCGATGCGCAAGGCGCTTGACCCAGTACGGACTGCGCTTCGTGAAACTTGGGTAGCCGCCGGGTATCGCGGTAAGCCGCTCCACCGTCGGGCGATCGATAAAGCCACCCGCATCGATGTCCGACGCGCTGGCGGTGGAACAAGCGCCGGGATCACTGGCCGTGTCGGCGTCATGTACGGCAAGTCGGGCGGCGTCGGCGCTGGTGGTCGACAGAAGATTTGGCACTTGCTTGAAGGTGGATTCCGGCATTACGCCAAAGGATCCAAGGCGTACGCCAACTTCAGTAAGGGCGTCAAGGCAGAGCAAGCCACCTACCGGGCAATCATCAAGCAGAACCGCCCGGAAGCGCTCACGGCGCCAAAGGCAGAACGTAGCGGCAAACTCCGCGCAGTCTTTGCTGCGGCCCGTGATGCAGCCCCTGCGTTCGTCGCAGAGCGCTCCGCACGCGCTGTGGCTCGAAAGAGCGCGACGGCGAAGCAGATCGCCGGAGCCTGGCGTTCTCGCGCTATTGCTACGCGCATGATTCCACAAGCAACCAAGAACCTCCGCGATTACATCCTCCAAGCGTGCAAGGAGGCTTTACGTGCCGGTAAGTAGAAGCCTGACAACAATTACCGAAGCGCTGTACTCGTACTTGTGGCCTCTGATCGGCACGGCTGAATTGTCGCCGCGCTGGCGTCGCCAGGGTGACGCGCTGCCGTACGTCGTATATGAGTTTACCTCTGCTGTTTGGGCGCAGACCACAAACGAAGTTACCAACATGGTCACGCTAACCGTCAACTTCTCTTGCGTTGCCGGGACAGTAGCGGAAGCGCTCAGCGTTGCCGATGACATCACGGACGCGTTTAAAACCAGCGTGACAGAATCCAAAATCACTTTCCACATGGTGGACATCAGTATGCGAACGCTTGACGCTGTACCCGATGACGGCACAGGCGATGCCGAGAGAATAATCGTAGTCACTACAACATTCCTTACCCACGACGAGACCTAAACCATGACAACGACATACACAGCGGGATACGGCGGGACGCTCACAATTAACTCGGTAATTATTCCGGTACAGAACGTGACAATCGACCTATCGCGCCAAGAGATTGACATCACCACCACGCTTGACCTAACCACGCTCGCGATGGCTGGCCGTCTGACGCGCAAAATCACTTGCACGGCAATGGCTACAACCGTTGCAGAAACGGCGCTTACGTTGCTTATCAATACTGCAACAGACACCAAAACCGTAATTGCCTGGATCGACGGCAACTCGGGCACGTCGTACAGCATTACGTGCATGTTGTCGAGCGCTAGCCGTTCGTACGACGGGCAGGGCGCTGCAACAATTAACTTCAACTTCTCCGAGGCAAAGGTCTGATGCCAATCGGAACCGAATATCTAGGCGACGGATGGCGTGACGCCGACATCGAAGGCTTGCCAACTCTTCAGGTGCGCCGACCAGTGATGCGTGATATCGCCGCGGGCGGCCAGTATTGGTGGACGGCGTGCGTGCGCTGCGCTGACGGTACGCCGTTGCTTGCGGATGGCGTCGCCGCTGCCGATCTCCGCGTGGAGATAGGTAACGCCATCATCGCGGAGGTAATGAAAGAGCGCCCTATTCAAGCGCCGAAAGGCGCATCTGGAGGATGACTCCAGCAGCTCGGATGGATATGCCAGTCGGGCTGATGTCTGAACGAACGCCAGAGGAACGGATTGAGAGTCTGCTCATCACTCTTACGTGCGCAATGACAGGCGCACCAGCGCACAGGATTGCACCATGGCTAATGACTTAAAGGCATCGGTAAGCATCACAGCGGATACGAGCGGACTGATCTCCGGCGTGAATGGTGCCATGGAAAAGATCAATCGCATCAGCGCCAGCAGTACCGCGATGGCTGGGATGATGGGCGCGCAGAAGGTGCTGCAACTCGCGCAGGAACTTTACCGCGCTGTTTCGGATCGTTCTGAGCATCTATCGAAACTGGCTCACACGTTCTCTCCGGAAGCCATGACCAGTGCCGCGAAACTGTCACAGACTCAACTGAAATCAGATATGGCAGTCGGTCAAGCCATGGGCCCGGCACAGGCTGGAATTGATCGCGCCAAGGAAGACGCGTTGCGTGAAGAAACCGCGCAGACATTGAAGCACGCCGAAGAAATCGGGCAGGGAATGATCGTCCTAAACGCTATTTGGGATCAGACCAAGGCGATAGCCATCGGCGCTACGGATGCTGCGCTTATTTCTATTGGAAGCCTCGCGGAATCAAATCTAGCGGAACTGGGAACGATGCAAGCCGGAGCGGTGCAAAATGGCGCGGGTGCGGTAGAAGATCCAATGGCTACAGGCGACGCGGCGGCGCTGGCGTGGATTGCTGGAATCATCCAAGACATATCGAAATCCGTAAAGGGAGACTAATGGGAGCGCTAAAGATCGTCCGCCACGCAAGTGGCCCACAGTACAAGGTGAGCAGTCCAGGGCAACCGTTCACGATGACGGAGACTTACCTCGTATCGTGGATCCCTACAAACGCCGAGGACGTTCAATCCTGCCCGGAAGATATTGCGATCATTGTCGCCGCCTCTGAAACTGGCGCGGGTGGCTTGAAGATTCCTAAGGTGCAAGCGCGGTACGCCGGATGCGATGCGAACGCGTCTTTCCTTGTATGCGAATCGGTCGATTGGCGTTGTATGCCGGGTGCGCTGAAAACTTGGATGGTCACGGCGAATTGGTCAAGCCTGATGGAGTTTCAGTACAACGCGACGCTTCCGGAACCGTGGACGCGCATTACGCGCACGAGTTCAATGCGGCAGATGCCGATTTGGCGAGTGGATGCTGCTATACCGGCTGAACCGTACACGTTCCCACCGACAGCATCGGGCGGAGACATTGGCGGAACGAAGGTAGACATCCAAGGACAGCCGGCAAATCGGTTTGTACAGCAGATGCAAATCATCTGCGAGTTCCACTATGACCGGACGTTCACGCT